CCAGCACCGTGCCGCTATCCGCCGCCGCGCAATTGGCCGGCGGGCTGCCCGTAAAAATCTTCAGCACCGCCGATGTGCCAATAGTCGTTTCAATGGCATCAAGCCGCGCATTGCGGGCCGATACGGATAGCTGAACCGCCATAACCTAACCCCCGCCGATCAATTCAAGACTGTTTCAACGCCCATGGCGCGGCCATCAGGGCCTCGCACCACGCGCTTCGGCGCCGTCATGGAAGCCGCCAATTGCGCCAAGGCCTGCGCCTGCGCCTGCGACGTGCTGGCCTGTTGCTGCTGCATCATTTCCAAGCTTTGGCTTAAAGCCGCCAAAGCCGCTGCCAATTCCCGCATTTGCGCCTCGTTCTCTCCAAGCATCGCTTCACGATCAGGCAGCAACGCATCCTTGCGCGCCTCAGCCCGCGCCGCCTGGCCATCCTGCAACCGCTGCGCCTCAAGGCTTGCGGCCTGCGCCATCTCCGCCTCACGCAAGCCCATTTCACGGGCTTTCAGATCGGCATTGAACGCCAATTCCTGTTCTCGCAGCATCAGCTCGCGGCCTTTAATTTCCGCTTCCATGGCCAGCCGCTTTTCGTCGGCCTGCGCCTTCAATGCTGCCGCGTCAGGCTGTTGTTGCTGCGCCATCTGTTGCGCGCGTTGCTCAAGCGCTTGGAAGGCCTGTTCAATGGCGCCCTCAAGCTGCCGCCCAGCCCGGAACCGCCGCGCAAGAAACACCGCGCCTTGCCCCACCACCGGCAGTAATTCCGGCGCCTGCTGCGCCATGGGCAGGCTGGATGCCATGTAATTGCCCATCGCGGTCAGAAACTCAGTCGCGGCCTGCTTGTCGCCCTGTTCATCAATGGCAATCGTGCTGTCAGTCTCAATCTCAATGCGGAAACTCCGCATGGCGTCCTGACGCAACAAGCCAACCGCAGGCATGAACGCCTGTTGAAATTCTGGCGCCTGCTCCTGCAAGCCCGACATCAGCGCAATCGTCTGCGGCTGGAAATGCTCGGCAATGATTTCCGCCGTCATGGCGATCAAGTCGCGCGCAAACCGCGCCACCTCGGCCTGTTGTTCCTGCAACCGCAACGCGGCAAACTGACCCTTAATCTGCTGCGCCGTGGCAGTCTCGGAAGGTGCCGAATACCCGCGCACAATGTCCGAAATGCCCGTAATCTCGTAAATCTGCGCCTTTAGGGCCTGTTCTCGGCCCGTCAATTCGCGGATGGTCGCAATCACGCCGTCAAGCGGCACAAAGTCCATCACGCCGCGCAAGCCGCCCTTATCGGAAAAGGTGGCCCAGGTGTTAACCGGGATTAGCTGGTTATCGCCGCCCTCTTGGAACAGTCGCTCAATGCTGCTGTCCTGCGATGCGTCATAGACGCCAGAAACGCGGCAAGCCTCCGTCAGCTTGGACAGGCGATAGGTGACGTCATCGAGGTCATTGGCCTGGTCCTTGTAAAGCACAAAATCAGGAACCGGGATCAGGCTGTCAGTCGTGAGCGTGGCAAATAGCGGCTTCGGGCAGGGGAAAAACTCCCGAAGGCGCAGCGGATCGTCGCGCTCATCAAGCGGCGCTTCGTAGCCCTTGGCAATCCAGCAAACCTTGCGCTCAGCCTTGTCCCAGATCTCAAACACCTCAGCCCGCGCGGCCATTCCATCGCGGAAACGCGCCTCCGGACTGTCAGGATTGTCTTGCCGCAAGCGCGCATTCAGCGGCACGGCCCGCCCAATCTCTTCGCCAAAACGCTCAATCAATTCGGCGCGCGTCATCTGCACCTTGCGCGCAACCCAGCGCACTTCGCGCCAGGTCTTGGCTGGCGACATGAGAAAGTCGCACCACGCCACATAGTCATGCGCCACTTCCTCAAACACCAGCATGTCGCCGGGTTCGGCAGGCGTCTCGGCCTCATACTCGGACGCGTCGTCAGTAATGCCCACGCCCTCGGCAGGCGTCGGCGGTTGCATCTTTTCAAAGTGCGGCACATAGCGCAGCCAAGCCGTGCCACGGCCCACAATCAGCCGGTCATCGCGCGCTTGCTTGATAACCTCGTCAAACTGGTCACTGTCAGTTGCAAAGGTAACGGCGCGCTCCAGCACTTCCGCCGCCGTGCGGCCAATGGGATCAGCGTCTTTGAAACGCCGTTCAACCACCGGCTTCGCGCGCCGCGCATAAAGCGCCGGCTGCAACGTCGAGACATTGGACCAGAAAATGTTAATGCGGCGCTCGCCGTCATCTGATGAAACCGCGTTTTTCCGTTCATCCCGATACCGGCGCAAGCAACGGCGCGCGGTCTCATGCCAGTCATTGCACCATTGCTCGGATTGCTCGATTTCGACAATCCACCGGCGGTATTTGCCCGCTGGCGTGTCGTAATCCAGATCGTCGGGTTCTTGCGACATTACGCGAAAACCCTCCTAGGGGCATGTGGTGAAATGCGGCTTGATGAGAAAGGCGCCGGAACATCACTGGACCACGCCGCGTTGACATGGAAACCGGTCAACGCCACCGGCGCCTTTGTCCGCCGGCCCTGAACGTCAAATTCAGCCGGGCCATGCGCTACACCAAACACGTCCAGCGCCACAGTCTCAGGCGGCGCGATCTCGCCATCAATGCGCGGGAAACCCGCCGCATCGTAAGCCGCATCAAACGCCTGCCGATTAGGAAAACGGTGAAAGGTATAGGTCCAAGTCATGCGGTCAAACCTTGCAACGTGGCATTGGGCAACCGCGTCGGGTAATAGGCAATGCGCCTAATCCAGCCGCCGCAAAACTGACTTGAACCAAGAAATGTGCCAATTCTCATGATGTTCAAACCAGTTGGAATAGAACCGGAATTATCAACAATAGCCGCGGCGCCATTCAAAGAAGCGGCAAAATCATTAACTCGATAAGCCAACGCTTTTTTATTTAAGCGCCCATTTACGCCGGCCCCAGATTCTAAAGTTATTGACACTTGAGTTGTTGCGCCCTGCCTTACATCTGCCACTTGATTTACCGCGTTTGTGTAAAGACCAATAAACTCATTAAAAGTTCCATTTGAAAAATTCACTTCAAATTGATTGAGCAAAGGAAATTCTCTTTGATATTCAGCAAGGATTGTTCCTTCATTTGCGTTGAACCAAGGGGAAAGGGTTGTTACAGATGCCACATCTGCCGCGCGAGTTACTGACGTTGCGCCGGTAATAATTGGGCTGGTAGGAACGCTTGCCACCTCGCATTGCGCCACATCTACCGCAATCACGTCCCCGCTTGTTACCAGCCGAAAACCAATCACGGGATTGGTCACAGTTACAGCCGTTACATTAAAGCGCTTCCACGCGGAAGTTAGCGTGATGGCGGTCCAAGTCGCGCCGTTGTTTTGCGTAATCTCAACCGTGCCAGTGCCGGTAATGCGCCGGGCATAGAAGCTGCTGACATGCGTCGCGCTCGCTGAAGTGATGGTTTGCAGCGCCGTCCCGTTGCCAGCCGTGGCAGTTAGGCGTGAAGCCGTATTGGCAGCGCCATCAATGCCGGTGACATTCAGCGCGGCGGTGATGTTGGTCTTAACCCAATCCGCTTGTGTAAAATCGCGCGAATGCAACGCGATGTTGGTGCCAGCGCCCTCTATCAGCAAACCGCGCGCCTGCAACGTTGTAGGGTCATAGTCAAAACGCGGCTCATTCGTGGCCGCCTGCGTCAGATTGCCCGCGCTGTTGAAATACCACGCGGCAGAAGCGCGCGTGAAAGTAATGCGCGGATCAAGCGCGCCGCTTATGAAATTAAACGCGACACCGCTGGCGTTACCGCCCGCCCGTAGCCGCGTGTTGATGCGCTGGCTCAAGTTAGCGCCCTTGGCCCGCCGTGACGTAAAGCGTTGTGCTTTGACCGGTTGCACAAATGGCCGCGATCTGCGCCACGCCAGGCGCTTTGCTCACCACCTTGGACTGCCCGGCGCCGATCGGATAGCCCGCCGTCGTGGCAGTCGCGCCAAAGGCAATAAAGCAGGTCAACGTGCCCAGGTTCTGCACCTCGATCACGGAAGCTTCAGCGCCCGCCGCCGCAAAGCTGGCAGCGCCGCTAACGTCTGTCACGGCAAGCGTCAGCGTCTCGCCGGGCGAGAATGGCGCATTGATAGACATGGCATGAACTCCATCACCACCGCGAAACACGCGGCGCGGTTTTCCATAAATCGTTGAAGGTGGCCGTGTTGGTCGGGCCAACCGATACAATAGCGCCCGGCTGATGCGCGGGCTTCTGCCGCACCCAGGGGCGGCTCATGCAAGCGTAGCGCGCCTCATCCGGCGCGTGATCCTCGCCGTCGCTGTCCACGTCTTCCGGCCTATCCGGATCATGCTGCAACGCTGGCAAAGTCCTGATCAGGTCGCGGCACGTGCTGAAGATCAGCAATCCCGGCCCGGTTTCGTCGCCTCGCAACCTAGCCCGCACTTGGTCCCACCCGCCAAGCGCACCTTGGCGCGACACGCGGGCGTTATCCGCCGGGCGGAAGAACACCTTACCCGCACGCGCCATGCGCTCGGCAATGGATGGCCCGCCGTCGCTGCTGAAAATGGCCGGATCAGCTACGCCGTGAAGCCCGTTGTCGGGCTTTGGATCATCCGCCTCACGTTGCGCGATGCCCGCTGCCACTTCCTCGGCAGTCATTCGCAGGCCCTCGTTTGGCTTGCCGGCGCTGCCATACCATTCCCGGTAGCGCACCAAGGCGCCGCGCGGGATATCGCTCAATTCGCCGTCAGACACGGCCCACCAGCCCACGCTAAATGGCCTGGCGCTGCCCCAGTCCAAAGACCGGAAGCGGAACCAATGCGCCGGCAACTCGCGCGGCGCGATGACGTGGCGGGACATGTCAAACTCGGGGAAGAACGCCCCGGCGATGACGGACCAATCGCCCTCAAGCCAAGCCCGCACCAATTCAGGGGCGCCGCTGGCTCTCAGCCGGGCCACGTAATCCGCGCCCAAGTGCCGGTTATCGCCAACGCGGGACGGGATATAGACCCGCTCCAAGCCGCTTACGTCGTCCTTTATGACCCGCCAACCCATCGGCTCCGGGTCTATGTAGCGCGCTCGCACCCATTGGTGTCCAGGCCCGCCGGGATTGCCCGTCAGCCTGATCCGGCACGGCACGCCCGCACCGCTTCGCAGCGTGGCAAACAATTTCAGGATCGGCGCCGGGCTAGGGAAATTGCCCGCTTCTTCGACATAGACCCGCGTGTAGCTGTGGCCTTGGTAGCTTTCGGCGTCCGCGTCGCGCTCCAGATAGGCGAAGGTCAACCTTGCCCCGCCTGGCATCACGCATCGCATAGGGACGCTGGTGAATTGCGCGCCCAATGGCGTGAATAGCGCCCGCGCTCGCTCAAATGTTTCCTGCAATTCCGTCCGCGTGCGGCGGACCATCAGGCCGATGGCTTGCTTGCCATACCGGTCAGCATGGACAGCCCATTCGCCAAGCATACCGTCAGTCTTGCCCCCGCCACGGGCGCCGCCAAAGAAAACCTCAAAGACCGGGCAGGTCAGCAGCGCCGTTTGTGGGCCTTTCTGGGGCTTCCAAACTACGTTTGGGGCTGGTGCTGCTTCGCCCATGCTTCGGCGTCCTCTGCCTCTGCCGGCGCCATGATAACGTAGCCAAGCCGCTCGCCGTTGCTGGTCACGTCCGTCTTGCTCTCAGGCGGCGCGATCCGGTCCAGCAAATCCTTAGCCGCCGCGTGGCCTTGCGGGTGCGCGGGGTCCAGGGCGCGCTGGAATTGCGCGGCAAGGATTTCCTCCTTGCGCGCGGCGATCTGCGCCTTGATCTCGGCGGCCACCTCTTTGCCGGCGGACTTAGCCTCGCCCGGCGGCTGGTTATCGGCGGTGAAGGCTTTGGCAGGGCCTGCGCCTGGCCCGTAGCCTGCGCCTTGTGCTGGCGTGCCGCTTGCCGGGCCGCCGTGGCCTGCGCCATTGCCTTTTGGGCGGGTGCCGCTTGTGCGACCGCCCATTAGTATTTCTTGCCGCCTTTCTTTTTCGTGCCCATAGGGTTTCTCCATGAAAAACCCGGCCGCCTTTTCAGGCTCCGGGCGCAAAAATCCAGAATAAAGGGGGCTTACAAATAAATCAGGGGTTTGTCAAGCGTGTTTCATGTGAAACTTGAGGGCCATCACATCTCCCACGCATCAGCAACGCGCCCCAGCGCAGATCGGAAATCCGCCACGTCCAGATCAGGCGGCCAGATATTCCAGCCGATCACGGTCCGCACGGCCTTGATCAGCGCGTCCGGCCCAATGGCAGCGTCCGCCACCCGCAGATCGGCCAGCGCTGCCACCTGCGCCGCCGTGGGGCCGTAGGACGCCGCCCCGTTGCCGCGCGTGTCCACCTGGGCACCGTCCGCCACTTCCAGCCGGGTCAGATACCTATCCGCCGCCTCGTGGCGCTCGTCTGTGAGGTATCCGGCCAGCCATAACTGGTGATAGATCACCTTGGCGCTGGCGCCCTTCACGGATGGCCTGCCAGGGTTTTCAGGGTCCGCCCGATAGGCAACCCATGCCGTGCCGTTAGCCAGGCGCTGCGCCGGGCCAAAATCCACCGTCACGGCCTTCTCTGGGCGACCGCGCGCGCGCGCGGGTTTGGGCTTCGGCATGGCGACTGCTCCATTCATGTCTAGCTTCCTTTCAACCGGCCTGCAAGCGCCGTAAAACGGGCTACAAGGCCCTCCAGGTATTCCCGGCCATGCTGGTCTAGCTTCGGGTGCTGTAGCGCCTCCTGGGCGGCTCTGGCGCGGCGCTGGCATTCATCGGCAAGCGCCTCATCGGCATGGACGCGCGCCACTTGGGCGGGGGTGAGGTCCATCAGCGCCACCGCTTGCCCGAATAGGTTGCACCCTCACGCCATAGTTTCGGGCCGCTGGACAGGTAGCCTTCCGGCAGGGGCGGCACTTCGTCTTGCCGGCCTGCCGCGTCATA